GAAAGGAGTGTCAAGCTGCACGGCGTCATTGGTCTCTGCCTCGAAAGGCAAGTAAATGCTATATCCGAGCGAACAGACGCTATCGTCGCAGACTGAAGAGGCTCCGACATTGGCGGCTTCCATAAGGCCGGGGCCGCCACCGGTGGCAATTGTCCAGCCATTTTCTGCGAGCAATGCAGCTGCCTCTACAGTTTCCCGATAAATAGTCGAGTCCGGCTCAGGCCGAGCACTGCCAAAAAGCGCAACAGTTTTCATTCCGAGATACCTCCGATGCCGAGCACGTAAGTCTTCCCAAGCTTGTCGACGCCAAACTGAAGGCCGCGACGCTCAAAAGTACGAACGATCTCGCCTTTCTCGAACTGGTCAAGATCTTTGTGCAGCTCATCTACGTCAAAGTCGCAATATGCTGCAACCTCGTTAGCCCACTTGTTCGTCTTCTCATCCCAGTAGGCCTGAGAATACGCAGGCGCAGAATCCCACTCGGCCTGGCCCAGGAAGTCATCAAAGAAGCCCTGGGTCTTTCGGCGACGAGGCACTGGCTCGTACACGTCGTCCCATTGCTCGTCAGAGGGCTCCGTAAGCCGCACAGCGCCCTCTGTAGCGCATGCTGCGTAATCTTGCAGCACATCCTCATAGGTCACGCTGTAGGGGCTCTTAGAGGCCTCCAGGGCTTCGATCTCTCGCTGTAAATACCACTTTGCCTTTTTGAGGTCCTCAAGGGCGCAGTTCTTGCGGCCAGCACGGCTGACGTACTTAACCACGTTTCCGAGGCGGTACGAAAGCTGCCAGTCTTCAATCACGTCGATAGGCTCGTGAGCACGGCCTTCGGCGTAATGAGAGGGGCGATTGATGGGGTCGTGAGTCATTTTTGAATGTCCTCCATAATGTTACGGGCATCATAGCAGATGACGCGGCGGCTGCCAATCTTCAAGAAGACTACGCAGCGAACCTTGTCGCTGTACTCTACCTTACCTTTGCCCCAGCCTGCGCCGATAAAAACCTTAACAGCTGTACCTTTGCGGAAAATGGGCATTGGTGTTGACGGTTGATACATACGCTCAACCGACTTCATGGTAGAGGGCTTGGCGGTAAACTCGCCAGTTTTCTTGTTGAAACGGCCCATCAGTAATTGCCTCGATTCTTCTCAGGGAAGATCATAGCATTTCCAATTTGCCGCCAGAGGGCCTCGGCTTGGGCCCAGTTTAAGCCTTTGGTCTTCTCCTTGGTGTCTCGGTTGAAAACGGTGTACTGGCCGCCAGAGGGCGGATCCTGGTGGTCCTGAATGTCGCGCTCGAGGTTGCGCTGGTAGCGCTCCCGACGAACACGCTTGTTGTTTCGTTCAGCCATCGAGATGCTCCAGCGCAGATTGAATCACGTGCCACGAATCAGCAGTCTCAATTCCATTTGAAAGATCCTTAAGGGCATCAAGCGCCTGCTCTTTCAAGCTCGGCGGCTTGGGGCGACGGCACTGCATAAGGTCTTCGCCATCAAGACCCCAATCATCCATCAGCGCACAGCACGCCTCTAGCTCCTGGTCGGCGCCCCATTGGGAGGCAAGACACGAAAGTTCATGCACGGCAACTGTTGCAGCCGGGTCTAGGTAGCTAAAAAGCTTCTCTCGCCACTCCTGCGCCAGCTCCTGCGGTGGGGTGATGGGGTGTTGTGTCATGGAAGAAATCAAAAAGGGACAGGCAGACGGTCGCGCTCCTCCTTGGCCAGGTCGGCCAACAGGTGCTGGGGCATCATAGCATCCAGCGCGGTCACCACGTTGATGACGTGAGGAACGTTCTGGCGGTTGGCCCCCAGGGTTAGAACCCAAATGTCCTGATCCTCATTATAGCGACAGAGACTCTCGCCAACCATCTCGCCAAGAACTTCGTCAACCAGCAGCTCCGCACGGCTGCGGTCACCGTAGTCGCCCAGGAACGGGTCCCAGGCGCCGACTTTGAGGTCCTCAACCGAGCAGACCGACGTGAGAGAGGCAACCACCTCACAGGGCCGTACAGCCCCGCGATATAAGAGGATCGGCCAAACAAAAGCCCGTACATTCGCATGAGTCAGTATGGGTGTGTCGTCAAACAGGAGCCCACAGTAGCCTGGGGCCATTTCGGATTCAGTGATGTCCATAAAAAAGGGGAGGCGTTGAACCTCCCCAGTCTATAGCATGATCCTGGTCATGTCAATCAGAATGGTACGTCTTCGCTGCCGGCTCCGCTTTTACGAGCCTCTAGGTAGGTGATTCGAGCGTTCTTTACGTCGAGGAAGACTTTATCCTGATACTCGCGCTGAACCAACTGTCCAGTCACTGCAACCTTATCCCCACGCTGGAGACGGTCTGCAGCGATCTCGGCAGCTTTGCCGCGAACCTCAACACGATAGAACTGGCCCTTGGACTCTTCGCCGGGCTTGGAGTAGACGTATTCCCGGTCAACCACAGAGAAGGTGGCCAGGGTGGTGCTGTCGAACTGCTTGACTGTTACAGGGCTATCGCCTTGCTTGCAGGTAACGGTTCCAGCGAGGGAGAGAGAAGCCATTTGTTTCGGTAAATAAAAGTGGACGTCCTTCTACAGTCTACTGTACGCAGTGCTGTTGGATGAGGCGGCAGTTGTCACGGATGCGCTTGCGCAGGGTTTCCTTGTAAGGTAAGCCGTTCCGCTCCAGCGCCTTGGCCATGCTGCCCGTATCCAGGTAGCTGACAATCAGCTTCTGGGTCTCGGGGTCAACCCCGATTTCATCCATGATCTCAAAGCACTTGCTGTAGTCAGTGGTTTCTTCGGGGTCATGGATCATATTGTCAACACTGAAGTTCTCTGACAAGAGAGTCCCTTCGGCCGTCGGAATGTCGTAAGAGATCAATCTGTAGGCCTCCTTGGCACAGTCCGCTGCATGCTTGAGCCAGGTAGTGCTCATTGTGCGACGAGAGGACGTACCTCTCTTGTTGAAGACGTTGATCTCGCGAGCCGTGGATTCAGGCACGCGGATAAGGCTCATCTTGTCAACATGGTACTTGCCAATAGATTGACGGACCCATGCATTGGCATAAGTAGCGAAGGTGTAGCCGCGCTCTGGGTCGAACTTGACCGCTGCACGACGAAGGCCGAAATAACCCTCTTGCAACAGGTCGAGGGTAAAATCGCTGTAGAGCCTCAGGTGCTGACCTTTGACATAAGCTAGGGTGAACTTGACTACAAGTCTAAGATTTGCCTCACACAGCTTGTTTACCAGTTTCGTGTGATTAGCAGAACCGACTTTGGCTTTTTGGATACGACGAGCCAGCTTGAGCGTCTCTTCTTGGTCCAGCATGGGAAGGCGCTTAGCGCGTTGAACCCAGCCGTCGACAGCATTTGTCATAGATTTCGTTTCCCCGAAGGGCCTTAGTTACTTTTCAAGTATGCCAGAAAAAAAGGGCCCCGTCAAGTGGGACCCTCGTAGTCTTTAATCACTTTACCTTGGAAAACCTGAGCGAATGATAAGGTAATGCTATCGATGTCACCACTGCTCCTCGCTGGGTGGGGCGAACTTAGCGTTGAGCTGCTGGATCTCGCTTTCGGTCTTCTTGCCAACGGTTGCGACTCCCTTGGCGAAGTCTCCTTGGATGATCTCGATAAGACCCTCGACGGCGTGGGTGGTGAAGCCCTTGGCAAGAGCGGCTTCTCGAAAGTCGGCCTCAGTTGCCTCAGAAGTGCCACCAGTAGTCGCCGGTGCAGCCTTCTTGGCCGCAGGAGCAGCCTTTGGGGCAGGCTCAGAGGCAGAGTCAGGGGCAGAGTCGCGATAGCCGCTCTCCAGGGCGATCTTGGCCCACAACTCGTATGCCAGGCCAAAAGTCATTGCAGCTGCCATGCACATGCCGCGACGCTGCGTGTCTGAGATGTCGCGAGCTGTGATCTTGTCGAACGGGATGGCGTTGTTCTTGTGATCCATGACCGCCTGAGGCAGTGCGGGGGTCACGGTGCCGTCAACGTGCTGGAAGCGGATCATCAGATAGCCGCCAACAGGAGCGCGGTGAAGCAGTCCTTCGGCGCTGGGCTCATAGTCAACCATCCAGCCTGGCGCGTTCTGACGCAGCAGGTTCATAGTGCGGGACCAGTTGATGTAGCTGGCGCTGAAACGGCCAGAGCCAATGGTTTCTACCAAGTCCTTGGTAGCGACGCCTGCAAGGTTGGGAAGGTCGGCCATGGTGTTCTGTCGGGGGACCTCTCCAGTATACACCACTAAAGCCCGAGCAGGAACTTGAAGTTGTAGCTCAGGAAGAATCCCGAAAGCCCTATCAGATCCCACGCCTTGGCCTTGATGCCAAATGGCATGAGCAGGAACTGGCCTGCAGTGTTGATAATCACGCCCTGCCAGACAAAGCCCGAGGTCACCAGGACAT